TCTACTCTTTCCTCACTATCAACAGCACCACCACCACCTTCAGTTTGAAAACTATCTGTGCCTATAGTTTTAGCTACCGTTCTCTTGGCAATATCTTCTCTACCAGCTGATGTATCAGCAGCTGCTGATTTATCACCTTGTCTTAAAGCACCTTTTGCTTCTTTTTTACGTAATTGTCTTTTAGCAGATATACCTTTTTGTTCTGCTCTTTCCTCAGATTCAATTGCTCTTTCTATTCTCTTGCCTATGATAGGTACATTTGTAAGACCTACTCGTCTAGCAAGTTTAAGAGGTTTTAGTTCTTTCTTAAAATCTCTAAATCCCAATGATAATTTAGTTGATAAGCCTAGTACCTTTTTTAATTCAGCATTTGTTTTACCTACGGTCTCTTGGATATATGCAAGTTCTTCCTCTGTAATAATATTCTTTTTACGTAGATTTTCATATTCTTTAATTGTTTTTTCTGTAGTTAATTGTGAAGTTTTTGCGTCATCAAAATCCATACCTTTCAAGGCGTCAAGCTCAACAATAGGATAATCTATTACAAACTGAATTATATCCTGTCGTATTCCTGCGTCATTTAGTTTTGCCTGGTCCGTATAACCAGCAGATTTCTCTAATTGAGCTTGATACTCCTGCAATGCGTCAGATATAGCAAACTTCGGATCAGATTCATCTTTCTTTTGTTCTTTTAGAAGCGTTTTAAAGTTTTCTGCTGTTCCTTTTTTAAAAAACTCCGATACTGCTTTTACCATTTATTAACCTATATCTTGTTCTTTATGTTTTACTTTAGATGGTTTACCATTTACATAGATTGCAAACCAACCTGCACCAGCACCAACGACTACTGAAACTAACCCAGCCTGTGCGTTAGTAGGATTCTCTAGTGCCATAAACCAATTGATTACATCTAAAAATGCCCAACCATAAGCGACCATTAATAGTCTTGGTACTAGTCTCCAGTTTGACATTAATTCTGGTATTTCTACTGATATAAAGTTCCATAACGTACCACATCCGTATTTGAAACCTTGCCAACCTGTTGTTAGCCAATTTTTTAAAAAGTTCATATTTCTATCCTCTTCTTTGTTTTTCTCTTATCTTTTCGTTTTCTTCTCTTATATGCTGTACTAATAGTTCAACATATATTTCCCTCTCCCATGGTAACATTCCTTCAAGGTCACCTAATGAGTATTTATGGTATTGCATTAAAGCAAAATTCGTCCTAAAAAAACTCTCTAGGCTTTCATGTAAGAGGGTAACTGAAAAAAATCAGACGCCCCTTGTAATAACATTTCATGCTCTACACCTGATTTAGGGTTCTTGTATTTGATTGTATGTTTTATGACAGGCAACGTTTCAAAAAAGTCTTTTAGTTTTTTGAATTGTGGCATAGTCAAGTTATCAACAAACTGCTCTACTTCACTTGGTTCAAGGTCTCTTGTTTCATAAATCTCATCACCATTGTAAATTTGAGCAATACAATCCCTCATCAAATTGACCGATAAGTCTATGATAGTCTTTTTATCTGCTACCTCTAGTACGGTCGGCACTTTCATTATCACACCATAATCCTTTGAGAAAGGTATATTTGTTTCAACCTTCTTACTTAAATCTGGTTTAACATCTTCAATATTAAATTTATAATCTACAACCTGTGTTTCATCATCTGGACATTTTAGTTTCAATTCTACTTGCTCACCTATTGATTTTGATCTTATGTTTAACCACAACCACTCAAAATCATAGACAGGTAGTTTTGTAACGTCAATATCTGACAATACACAAGTTTGAACCGTATTGATTAGAGTTTTTACCATCTCTTCCTCAATATTGTTCTCAACTGCCAATAGTAAAATTTTTTCTTCTTTTACTAAAAATGGTCTATACTTCACCTTTGCATTATTTGATAACGTCACCTCATGCTCAGGCGTCTTCATAAAATTAAGCATTATTTACTCCTTATTAATAAAATATATCACGTATAATTTTAGGGTCTGGTAACCCTTTAGGAAATACACGACCTCCTGTTACTCGCCCAATGGGCAAATTCTTTCTTAATGTTTCATAGACTTGACGACCTGCACCACCTATCATGTTACCTAAACCAAATGGTAAGTTATCTAAAAAGTTACCTTGTATTGCTGTCGTATTAGTTCTATATTCGTTTCTATCTATTCTACTATATTCACTAGTTCTATCACCTGCTAAAAAGTTCCATGCCGTAGTTGCATAATTTCTATATGTAAATGTTACACTTGTTTTAACAATCTGATTAACTGCGTCATATGATAATGGTGTTGAAGCAATTGTTTTAGGCCAACACTCATACATTTGTACTTGATATGTTGAGTAACCAGATGAGTCACCTAGTGATTGTCTTAACTGCTGTCTATCTTTTCCTTGATCGCCAGTAGGTGTAAAGTTAGCAAGAGCTGCTGTAAATGTTTTAGTCAATGGTGTAATTGTAATCATACAATCTTTAGCATAATCATCATAGTAACCTACATTGTGAGTAATAGGATCAACAATAGAGTTTTGCCATGCTTCAAAATACAAACGTTCATCATAATTAATACTTGTATAATATTCTAAAGTTATTTCTTCAAATGATACGTTCTTTGCTATCGCTCTTTTAGGACCATAATATGTTTCATTTACATCATCTGTTATAGTTTTACCTGGCAATGATATGTTAGAACAGAATAAATCCATTCTGTATTTCATTGAATTTTTTATTGCCAATGATAAGGCAGCACTTCTTTGTTGTCTTGCACCAACATCACGTGCTGGTAAATCAGAATATATTTGATGATCAGCTAACATGCCTTTAGGACCATCTATCGTAACTAGAAATTGTGTTGGCCTAGCAAAACCACCAGCAGTTGTCATGCCTGATCTAAACACATTGTAAACTGAATTGGCATTAGATGAAGCGTTATTTGCTGATATTCTTCTATTGGCTTCTCTTGTGCTAAATTGTGGTTTAGATGGCGGTATGCCTAATCTAATATCTAAATCACCTATTCTTTTACCTACGCTTATTATACTCATTATAGACCTTGTGTTAATACTTCAGTTTTTAAACATAGCAATTCAAATATTTCTACTGCAAATACATAACCCATATAAAAAGTAAACATATATGAAAATGCTACTAGAGCAGATATTAATAATGTTTTAATCATATAAACCTCCTACTATCAGAATAAACTACAGCGTCACTTGCCTTTTTAAATCTTTGTACAGGTAAGTATATCGCAATTGCAGCCTCATCAGCATTTATTCTTAAAAATCCTGTTTGACAATACGCATACAGATATTTTTTGATTGTTGGTTTTACAATCTTAATACTTTTTACATCATCATAATTTACATCAAATTTTGTTTTACTATCAAATCTACTATCTGTCGCTGTTGCCTGCATACGTTCTAATAATCTAAATCTCAATAGTGGTGGTAGATAGTGAAAGTTCATACCCATAAACCCACCAGATATTGGTTCTAATGGTAAAACAAGTGGGAACACATCATAGTATGGTAAAGTCTTTCTAAATTTAGGGTTGTACCCAAATAAGTTCAATCTGCCTACACTAGGACGACCATTTAGTTTGTTTTCTCTAAACAATTGACCTGCTGTTTTGTTACTTGCTATCTTATTTACTTGTGTTCTATACCAAGTAGCAGACTTCTTTGTATCCCCAGCTCTTTGTTTTATAGTGTCAAATACGCTTGCCATATTACTATTTATGTTGGTAATAAATAGATTTATGAAGAAGTTGAAGAATATAGATAAACGACCTTATCAAGGCATATTCAGGCCTATGAACCCACAGAAATATAAGGGCAATGTTAATAACATTATTTATAGGTCTAGTTGGGAGAAACGTTTTATGATGTATTGTGATAAAAATAGAAGTGTTATAGAGTGGGGTAGTGAAGAAATAGCAATATCGTATCGTTCAATAGATAATAGACCACATAGATATTATCCTGATTTCTATATGAAAGTTAGAAAATCAGATGGTACTTATCAAAAATTTGTTGTAGAGATTAAACCTAAAAAACAAACACGTAAACCTAAAAAACCTTTACGTGAAACCCGTACTTATAAAAATGCGTTGATTACTTATGAAAGAAATAGAAGAAAGTGGTCAACGGCGTATGCTTGGTGTATTAAACGAAATATGAAATTTCTGATACTAACCGAAGACCACTTAAAGACGTTTTAAGCAACTAATGTATTTGACTTCTTATTGTTTATAGAAGCCTCAATCAATTGACCATTAGCAATGGTAGTTTCACCTTGTTTATCCCATGGTATAATATGATCTGCCTGCCATTTTGTATGGTCATATATTTCAGTTAAAGGTATTTCTTTACCTGTAATAGTTGACTTACCGTCTTGTTTTTTCCACAACTCAAATTTTTGTATGTTTGTGAAAAATCTGTCTTTAGGATCACCTTGTTGAACAAGGTAACCTTTCTCAATCGCAACATGTTCAATTACTTTTTTAATTGCGTCTTGTCTAAACTGACCAAAATGTTTTAATGGTTTTCTAATCGTATCATTAAAAGTAAATAATGATTCTTCACCATCAATTTTCATTGGTTCTGTATCAGTTTGTAATGTTGAATATGAGTCTAACCATAACTTGTAAAATTCTTTATGATTATCTATTTTAATATTATCTAACTTGTAATTCCATAGTAAGATAAAATAATCAAACACAGCGTTAGATGATAACTTATTTGTACCAACTGAAATGTCTGTAAAGAAATTGTGTAATGTACTTTTAAAATTACTTTCATTCTTGGTAAATAATCTTAACTTCTCAATATGACCTGTATTTTGGTCAAAATACATTCTATCAAATTTACCTTTATCACATTCACCGAAATGAGCAAA